GGTTGCCGCCTGCGCTTCTTCAAGCGGTGTCGCCGCATCGGTCAAATACCCGGCAGGAGGGTCGGCAAGGTCGAGCGCGTCCGGTGTTCCGAACACAAGCTGCTTTCCGTCCGTGTCCGCGATGCTGTCGTCTCTCTCGAATGCGGTCTGCATCTCGGTCGACATCACGCCCCACTTGGAAATGAGCTGGCGGAGCATCGTTTTCTTCGCCATTCCGTCGAAGTCTTTGTACCAGAACGAACTGTACTTCCACATCTCGTTCTCCGGCACTTCTCCTGCTTCGATTTTCTTCATCGCCTCTGCGGAGAATGCGGCGGAATAGGTGTCCGCGTGAATGAGCATTTCCTCTTTCGTCCAATAGAACAGTTTGCGGAAGCCGTTAAGGTACTCGAACAGCGCGACATAGCCGACTGTCTTTGCCTTTTTGCGCTGGAATGCGTCTGCAATCCATCTGGCGGCAAATTCCTCGGTGAAAGGGTTGTAGGAAAGGAACTCGCCCTCTTTTACTTCGAGGACGTTGATATGCTTGTAAAATCCCGAACGGATTGCCAACTGAATGTAGCCCTTATAGCCAAGAATGAACTGCGCGTTCTTGATGGTCTGCTTCATCCATCTGCCTTTTGCGTCCTTGACTTTGTTTCCGTCTGCGTCCGTGACATAAAGGATATTGCCGTTCTGGTCTTTGAGCGTCTGCTCAAACGGTACGAGGTAGTAGTGTCCAAGCTGCGGCGACGGGGAGAGGTTAAGGCTCTCGCCGAGGAGCGCGCCTGCGATGATTGTCTGCGGCGTGCAATCCTGCAAAGCAGGGTTTACGCTGACCGCCGATGTGATTGATGCAATAAAACGGTTGCATCTGTTCGGGTCGGAAAGAGTGTTTGCGATAAGGGTCTTGTACTGGGGAGTGGTGATAGCCACCGAAAAGCGGCTTTTCTGCTGTGCAGGCTGCTGGGGTGTAGTGGGTTGCAAATTATTCTGCGACATACTTGTATCCTCCGTCGATTAAGAATTTTTTTACTGCTCGCAATTCGTCGAGCGTTCCTGTTACGGTAAAGGTCATTGCAAATTCGTCCTGCGGCGCAGTAAACTCCGCAGACACGCCGTTTCCGTCTTCTACGGGTTTCTGCTCGGTCGGAGCAACAACGCTCACAGGGGCGGAAATAGGCTCGTTCTGGGGCATCGTTTTCGCCTGCGCGTCCATCTCTGCCTGCAGGCGTGCTTCGTGCGCCGCGCGCTCTGCCTCTCTCTGCTTTCTTTCCTCTGCGATTGCCTGCTCGCGCTCGATGGCTTTGTGTCTGTTCGAGATCGTCACGACTGCCGCGCTCGCATCATATCCGTTGCGCTTGAACTCCGCCATAATTTCGTCGGAATGCTCCTGAAATGTGGCAATCATCTTCATACCCGACTCGATGCCGTCGAGGAATGCTTTTGCCGCCGCCTGCAATTTCTTTTTGCTGTCGGAAAGGTTTACTTTCAGGTTCATATCCTCGAACGTTACAAAGTCGATGTCGAGGCTTTCGGCGTACTCTGCGAAGTATGCGGCGACCTCCGCGCGCTTTCCATCCTTTACGCCGTTCTCAACAAATGCGATGCGGCTTTTCAGTTCCGCGTCTGCTCCCTTGAACGGGACCGTAATGCACTCCTTGAACGCCTCCTCGAATGCGTCGTAGGGCGCGAGGACGGCTTTCTTAACTTCCTTGCGGCGTTCCTCGAACGCGGCAAACATCTTATTGAGTTCCGCGCGCTTATCCTTGATGGCGACGACGGTGTCCTCGGTGACTTCCATCGCAAGTGCCTCGGCGACGACCGCCTCGACCTGCGACTTAATCATATATAACTGCTCCTGAATGATGGGTAACTGCTTAATGACGATAAGCTGCGCCGCCTCTCCCGTTGTTTCGGGGGCGACCATTTCTCTGGTTTCTTCCATTGCGTTTCCTCCTGTTAATCACAATAAGGCTCTGTGACCTTGTATCTGTATTCGTTTTCTCCCGTTCTCCAAAACTCGTAATAAGTCTCGAACGGTGATGTGGCTTCCTGCTTTTCTGTCTTGCACGGGCGCAGGGTTTCGGTGCAAAATCTCTTGACCTCGCTCTCCGGCGAGTGGGAAAAGATGCTGTACTCTCCGACTGTGTCTCCGTAGCGGCGTTCCTGCCCGTGTCGGAGGGTCGTTACTCTGTACGAGTTGATGTCCGATTGTGTAAGCATTTTCAAAATACCTCTTGACATAAAATTCCGCGCGTGCTATAATGGTAGTGGGTTGTGATGGGCGCGCAGTTTTGCGTGCCTGTCTTTTTTTCTGCGACTCTGGCGCGGTGCATTTCATCGCAGTATGCGGAAAAGCGTGAGAATTGAGCCTGCTCCGCAATCAGCATTGCGAGGTAGTCTTCTCCGTGATTTGTCCCCTCTCTCGCGTTTATGCGGTTGAGTTTCTGCACCGCAAGGTCGAGGGACTTGTAATACTCCTCTGCGTCCATAGCTGCGCCGAGGTGCTGTTCCGCTTTTTCTTTCAGGTTCATTGCGTCTCTGCCTCCTCTCTTTTAGCGTTGGGGTTTCTGGCGTTACTCTTCATCAACAAACTCTCCTTTCTCCATCTTTTCCACCATTGCGAGGGCTTCGTCGAGTCTTTTTCTGGCTTCGATGAAGCCCGTTTTCAGTCTCGGCAGTTCTTGCATGCTCGAACGGGTAACGCAACCGTCAAGCATCGTAAAAAGCGCGTCCGTAGTCTCTCGCAGGGCGGAGATGGTGTTGTATAGTCGTATCGCCGTTTTTTCCGGCGCGGCGGCTTCGATTTCTCTGGTGTATCTGCCGAGCGCGCATTCGTGCGTGCAGTACCAATTTCGCAGTTCCGGCTCGTTATATGCGTCCGCCATAAGGGCGACCACATCGTTCGATGGTCTTACGATGTCGAGTTCGTATTTTTTGAGCGAGTCTTCTGTGACTCCGGGCAAGGCTTCTGCCGCGCCTGCTCTCGAAAAGAACTTGTCATTGTACTGTGCCGCCCTCATACGTGCTTGGCAGTACCTGTTTCGTGCCGCCGTAGTGACTTGCTTTGGCATTTATTTCGCCTCCGTTCTGTGGTAGAATTATTACAACACAGAAAATCCGTTTCAGATTGGGTCGCAAACGCGGCGTTTATCTCTTGGATTGTCCTGTTTTGGGGCTGGTTGAGTTAAAAAAAATATCGTCTCCCTTGTAGCACAGTTTCGCCTTGATTTTCACGGCGACGGGCAGGGAGGGGTTTTTGTCCCCCGTCTCAATCTGCGTGTAGTGGTTTCTGGAAATCCCGACCGCATCGGCGAGTGCCGCCTGCGTGTACCCGGCTTTCTTGCGAACGCTGACGAGTTTAGTTCTCATTGTGTCTCCTTTCTTGCTTCGATGTTTCGTTTTGGGGTTGTTGTCTACAATTATACTCCCTTTTAGGGACATTGTCAAGCACTTTGGCGATAATAATGAAAATAATTGTCCCATTTCGGGGTAGGTACTTCCCAGAACGGGTCTTTTGTGTTAAAATAATTCTAATATGGTGCGGAGGTATTACTATGGCACGGGTTGAAACAGACTTTTCGAGGCGGCTTATCGCGCTTCGGACGGAACGCAAGGTTTCGCAAGTCCAATTTGGGGAGGCGTTGAAAATCCCTCGTTCAACGATTTCCGGGTATGAGGCAGAGGGAAAAGAGCCTGACTATCAAACGCTCTGTAAAATGGCTGACTTTTTCGGGGTCTCCTGCGACTATCTTCTCGGTCGTACCGACGAGCGTCGCCCTTGCGACATCGTCTTCCACAAGGACGCAGGGAACTTGAAAAAGCATTACGAGGAGCTGCCGCGCGAGCTGCGCGACATTGTCTCCGAGACTTTTGATGCGTTCTATGTGATGATGTTCCGAGATGTCAAGTGCAAAGACGAGGAGCGTCTGGTGATGTACCGCGACTTGCTGTGCAAGCTGCGCTCCGGTCGCGGCGAGATCCGCGCGCTGGTGGACGGCGTGTCCTCCGGCTTGCTGTCTCCC